GCGTGCCTTGGCGCTGGTGAGCGCCGCCTGAAATCGGGGGTGGTGCATGTTGACGATCATGCAGATCGCCTGACCGGGGTTGGCCCGGCTGCAGCCTTTGAACAGCGTCACACGCTCGCGCGTGTGGAGCAGCGCGCCGGCGGCGCCAAGCTCGTCGGATACCCGCTGCATGTTGTCTCGGGACCGCTGCAGCCACTTCTTGAGCGACACCGTGTTGATGGCCAGCGCGCTGCCCGGCATGACTGGGTTGGCCGAGTCGTACACGATCTTGAGCCGCGCCACGGCTTTGTCCGGGATGGGGAACTGCACCTTCTCCGGGTTGCGCCCTTGCGCGTCGTACTCTTCACGGCACTCGATCAGCTGGTCGTTGTGCTCTTGCAGGAACTGCCCAATCACGTCGAACGCATCCAGCTTCTGCTGCGCGGCAGATGCCCGCGACCCCTCGACGACCTTGAGCAGATGCTCCACCACAGCGTCCACGTCAAACGGGAACAGGCCCAGCTTGCGGCCAATGGAGCCCATGATCCACGCGCCAATGATGGCGGTGCGGTAGAAGCGCTCAGCGGGCTCAAACGCAAACGCGAACTTGCGGTCGAACGCAGCCGACCCCTTGTCCCACACCGCCCGCTCCCCGCCGCCGGCGAGCACCGCCTCGACCAGTTCCGGCAGGGCCCAGCCGTAGTTGTCGCGAATAAGGGCATGGAAGGCGTTGCCGTGCGCCCGCACAAACGCGTTGTCGTGCTGGGTGACCTCGAAGGTGCGGGCCTTGACTGGGTCGTTCTGGCTCATCACCTCTTCGTACTTGGCGTGCAGCGAGTAGTTGCAGGTCACCAGTGTCGGCCCGTCCCACGTAACTGGCTCCCGCACACTGCGGTCCTTGGACAGCGCCAGCTTCTCGCGCCCACTACTCAGGTTGTAGGCCAAGTCGATCGCCGCGGCCGGGTCCAGCGTGGTCAGCTCGTCGATGGTGCCGGGCAGGTGGTTGAGCGTGCCGCGAATCTTGTACATCGCGTTGGCCGTGTCCGTGACACCCATCAGTAGCTCACGGGGTGAGCCACACAGGCTGTTGGCGGCCAGCAGCGACAGGGTTTTGCCGGTCGTGGTCTGTGGGGAATAGATCGAGAACAGGAACGATGAGTTGCCCGCCGCGCGGCCGATGACCCCCACGCAGGCGACAAGCACCGCTGCGGCGATCGTGTGGGCTTCTGGCGCGTCCAGCAGGGCCATGGCGGCTACCCACTTGCTGCGGTCGCCCTTGCGCGTCAGCAGGGTGCCATAGCGCGCCGCTGGGCCCTTGAGCCGCCTGTCCACTGCGCCGGTGGGGGAGCCAAGCAGCGTGTCCCCGCACAGGAACGCGCCGTCAGGCTGCCAGCCGAACTGCTCGAAGTCGCCGCCTGCAGGGGTCTGCGCCTGCACCATCTCAAGGTAACGCATCAAATAGGTCCTCATTGCGATCTGCCCAGCCGCCGTGTTCACGTAGATCATCTTGTTGATCAGGTACTCGGCGAAGTCTTTGCCCACTGCCGCGATGCGCGCCAGCGGCATGTCAAATTCTTTCCACCCCCCCAGCGGGTACTTGCACGCAATACGGGCGGTGGCTTCGTTGTGCGCGTTGTCGGTGTACACGCCGGTGATGTACAGCAGGTAGTTCGATACCACCTCGCGGTCCTTGACCACGGTCAGCACGCTGTTGCCGTTCGCGTCCTTGGTCTCCACCTCTTTCTCAGTCTCACGCCACACCTTGTCGCTCTCGACGAAGTACCCTTTGGGCACCTCCACCTGCATCAACTCACCGGTGTCCTGCTCGGCCTGAATGAACTCCTGCCCGCACAACTGAGCGGGCGATGTGATCTGCCCCCGGTATGGGCAGCCGCTGCACCCGCTGGCGCACAGCTGCTCGAACTTGGCGCACGTCGTCGGCCCGGTGCCCTTCCACGCGGAGAGCTTGCTCATGTTCGCCTGCAGGTCGAAGTCCGGGTGTGCGCCGGCCAGCGTGATGACCGCAGCCTGTGGGTCGTTGCAGTATTTCGCGAAGCCCAGCGACGCGCGCCACATGGGCTCGACCACCGGCTGGTTCGCAGCGTCGGCCACGCCGCCCGACAGCGCCAGCGCGCTCAGCTGCTTGCACTTCTTGGTCACCATGTCCAGCACGATGTCACCGGAGCCCAGCAACGCGGCCGACACCGCTGACACCGCCGCCGTACCACGGCCGGGGCGGGTAGACATCATCGCTGCCTGAAACACTTTGGCCTGCGCGATCCACGGTTGCAGCGCGCCAGCCAGCAGCGCAGGGTCGTAGTCCGGGCAGTCCACCACGCACTTCACCAGCTTGTGGGGCAGCTGCTTTTTGTGATGGGTGTCCACTGGGCGCAGCACCATCGAGGGGTCGTGCACCTTGCCCGTGTCCACCTCAACGCCCTTCTCCCCCAGCGCGATGCGCAACGCCACGCTGGCGCGCACCCACGTCGGGCTCTGCATGGCAACTGTCATGGGCCAGTACGCATGGATGCCGTTGCCCGACGAAACCACCAGCGGTGCGGGGAGGCCGATCGCCTCGTACGCTGCCTTGAACGCGCGCCAGCCCTCTTTCTGGTCGGCGTAGGGCTTGCCCGGTCCACAGTCCACGTCGACTGCGAGGGCCTTGAACGCGGTAGCGAGGTCCGCGGTGCGGCCCCACTTTTGTCGCCCAGTCTGCGGGTCCACATGCCCGTGGTTGGCGAACTTGCCGACACCAAAATACACCGTGGTGTCAGGCTCTGCATCCCACGAGTGGATGGCAGCTACAGCTTTGTCTAAGTCATTGAATGAGCCTCGGTTCCAGAAGATGCCGCCGCGCATGCACGCGACGACGAGGGAGTCTTGGGGCGCTGTAACGCGCGCCAGAAATGTTTTGGTGTCCAACTGTGCCCCCAGATGAAAACCCCGGCCGTAGCCGGGGGGTCGCCCTGCGAGTCTAGCGTCAGGAGAAGAGGTTGTCGATCTTCGCAGCCAGTTCGTCAGACGCAGTTACCGGCTTGGTTTCCGGCTTGGTTTCCGGCTTCGTCTGCACCGCTGGAGCAGCGGCGGGCGCCGCTGCTTGCGCTTCCTCCGCGTACGCTTCGTCCACTGCAACGGCGGCAGGGGCTGGAGCAGAAGTGAGCGCCGGCTTACTTGCGGGAGCGGGCAAGCCAGCGGCCTGTCGGGGGTCGATGACGCGGGTCGCGATCTTCGCCTCGTCACTGTTGGCCAGCGCGTCGACACGGGCCACAGCTTTCTCAGGCACGTAGCCCTTGTGCGTGAACGTCATCTTGGGGAAGCTGGCGCTCGGGTCGAAGCCCAGTTCGGTCACAGCCTCTTCAGGCACCACGCCGAAGTTCTCCAGCTCCTTGATGTAGTTGCGCATCGCGGTCATGCCGGACACCGGCACCGTGATGTTGTACACCTTGGAGGGGTCCTGCGCAGGCACCACGGCGAGGTGGCGCTGATCAGCACACATCTTGGACTTGGCACCCGATGGCAGCATCTTGGAGCCCAGCACATTGTGCATGCACGAGGTGCAGTTGGAGCTCACTGGCTGGACGATCGACGCGTCTGGTTTGATGCCGTCGTGGGAGAAGCAGGCGGGGCGCGCGTCGACAGCGTTGGGGTCGTACGCACCAGCGTAGAACACCTTGCTCACGCGTGGGTTGGCGCCCACGATGATGACGTCCAGTGTGATGCCGACGACGGTCTCGACTCCGTCCTCAACGAGTCGGTAGCGCCCGCTCTTGATGCTGATGCGGGGGCCGCCGAGCCCACCGTCGCCGACAACGGCGGCCGCGATAGCCGAGCGCTGCCCGGTGTTCTGGCGCAGCGCGATACGCGCGGCAATGTGTGCGGGGACTTGGGTCAATGTGGTGGAAATTGCAGTGCTCATGGTGTCAGTCTTTGGTAGTTACGGCGGTGTTTGCAGCGCGGAAATTGAACACGCTGCGGCTCTTGAAGTCGATTCCCGGCGGCGGGGCGCCGTGGGCTTCGATGTACGCCTTGACGGCGGTGCTCGACGCACGGGACTCAACCAAGTCCCACGCGTTGTGCTCTTTGCAGTAGGAGAACAGCGCCTCGCGCGACCCCACTGTTGCGCTGCTGTGCGTCGACCAATAGGCCGTCCCCAGCTGCGTCGGTACGTTCTGCAAGCCCTCTTCTTGAGCGCGCGCAGTGAACCAGTTTTCAATCGACGTCTGCCGCTCGACCCATCGGGCCTTGGCAATCTTGTACTGCGCGTCGAGTGTCGCCAACTCGCGGCGGCACTCCAGCAACCGCTCCGCGGCGGATTCAAAGTTCATCGTCAGTCCTTCAGTTTTCGTTCACGCCATTCACCAGATCAAGGAAGTCCGCTAGGACTGCTTGCTTGTGGCGGAGCCGGCGGTATAGCTCTCGCTCGAATGGTGTGGACCAGATGTGCCACACCGTAGTTTTGCCCGTTGTCGTCAGGCGCCGAATCCGCGCGTTGGCCTGCTCGTACTGCTCAAGTGAATAAATCGGCGCGTACCAAATGATGTCTTTTGCGCGGGTCAAAGTCAAGCCGTGCGCAGCCACTTTTGGGTGCGCCAGCAGAATCCGCGGCTCGTCCGTGTGCTGGAAGTCGTTGAAGATGCGGTTGCGCTCAGACTTGCTCACGTCACCATGCACGCTCTCCACCGTGAAGCCCATCAACTTGAGCTCTTGGTACAACCAGTTCTGTGCGCCACGAAGCGGGCAGAACACGATGACTTTGTCGCCGATCTCTTCGATCAGTTCGCGCAAAGTCTCAAGCCGGTGCTTGGCGTCGATTCTCTCCGTGCCCTGATCTGTGTACACCACGCCGCAGCAAATCTGCAGCAACTTGGCCAGCGCGACTGCGCTGTTCGCAGCGCTCACTGTCTTGCCCGAGAACGTAGCGATGGCGTCCTTCTGCATCTCGCCGAAGGTTTGTTTTTGCGCCGGCGTCAGGTCGCAGTAGCGCCCGACGAAGTTGGTCTGTGGCAGGTCCTTGCACTCGTCCAGCGAGTACCTGATGGATGGCTGCAGCGTAGCCCGCACGGTCTCCAGTGCATCGGGGCGCGCGACCCACTTGAACTGCGTGATCTTCTGCATCACGCGGTCCTTGAACGCGGTGAAGCTGCGGGGCACCGTCGGGCTGTCCACCAAGCGGGCCAACGTCCACGCGTCGGTGGGGCTTTGTGCGATCGGCGTGCCAGTCAACAACCACAGCCACGGCTGCCACCGGCCGACCCACTTGGCGAACACGCGGTAGCGCACAGAGCCGGCGGTCTTGACCGCAGTCGCCTCGTCATAGATGACCACGTCGAAGTCGTGGAGGTAGCCGGCCATGTTGGTGAAGCCGTCGTGGTTGATGATGACGTACTGCACCCCGGGCGTATCCAGTAGCGACAGCCGCTTGGCCTGTGTGCCCGTGCAGATGACGAACGAGCGGTGCGGCAGGTGGTGCTTGATCTCGCGGCCCCACACTACCTTGAGCGTGGACAGCGGCGCAATGATCAGCACTTTCTTGGCCACGCCCTCGGTGAGCAGAAAGTCGGCTGCCCACAGCGCGCTGAGCGTCTTGCCCGTGCCGGGCGCGTTCAGGCACAGCGAGCGCTTGTGCGTGGTCAGAAACGCGGCGGTCTCTTTCTGGTGGTCCATGGGCGGGAAGCGCCCGGGCCAGTCGTAATACTCCAGCACCGGGGGCGGCACGGAGAAGCCCAGATTGCGCAGCACCAGCGACTCTTCCACACCATACGGCACAGCGACCAGTGTGTCCGGCCCATGCTGCGCTACCTTGGCGTGCGGGATGACGGCGGTGATGCGCCCGTGATCGGGCGTGTTGATGATCAGGCGACGCTTGTCAGCTTGAATGAGCATGTCAGGCAGTCAGTGCGTTGTGCAGGTCTACCCACTCGCGAAACTCTGCGCGGAACCCATCGAGCGTAGTGTCGCGAACGATCCACGCCCGGCCACCGGTCCTGATGATGTCGGACACCTCACGTAGCTGGTATGGCGTCAGATCGTTGTTGCCGAACTTGGTCTCGATGGCGAACATGCGCCCCTTGTGCATGCCGACAAAGTCGGGGATGCCTTGGCGGCCGAAGCCGTTGGCCGAAGGCATGAAGTACCAGATGTGGTCTGGCGGCTCGGCGTCGAGCACCGCGCGCACCAGCTTCTTGACACCGTTCTCGTTACGCATCACCGGGTCCTTGCGTCAGGGCAGATCGTTTTGGCCGCGCACCAGTTGCACAGCGGCGAAGGTTTGGCTTTGAACACACCGAGTTCGATGACCTCTTGAACACGGTCGAACCGTGGCTTGAGTGCGTTCCACAGGGCGCCCAGATAGCGCCGGTCATAAGTTGCGTCAGTGGTCTGATTATAGGCCAGCCAGATGAACGAGGTCGTGACTTTCTGCACCTCGGGGTACTGCCACATCACCATCGCCGCAAACAGCTGCAACTGCGACGGGTCGTCCTTGACCTTGCCTGTTTTCCAGTCAATGCACACCGCCTTGTCGCCGTCAACAATGAGCACGTCGGCGATCGAACGAATCCACACGTCCTTGGCGAACCAGTCCACCGGCTGCAGGTCTTTGTTGACCGCCATCTGGTGCTCGAACAGCTTGGTGCCGGGGCGCGCAGCGATACGTTCCACCAATGGCCCCCACTGCTTGAGAGTCTGCGCTCGCTCGGGCGTGGTGTCCAGCGCCAGCCGCGCGGCGATGCCGGGGTCCTTGGCAGCGGCCGCCCGGCCATGAAGCTCCAGCGCCTCGTGCACGCGGTTGCCATACTCCGACGCGCTGCTGCCTTGGTCCTTCACGCGCTTGGTGACGTACATGTAGTCGAACTTGGCTTGGCACTGCTCGAACGTGTTGAGTCGGCTGAACGACAACGGCATAACTGTCATGGGGTCTCCAAAGCGATGATGGCAAGTTGCGCGGCGATGTCAGCCTGAATGGCCTCCAGCACCTCGCGGCGGGTTTGTGGGATACATGGGGTAGCGGTAAGCGATTCTTTCCACCCCGGAGGCACGCTCATGGCCAGCACCAAAATTCCGTCGAGACAGCGTAAGCTGACGCCGAAGTCGTCGGTGAGGTCGCGCGGGTCTGTGTGCGCGCCAACGCGTACCCACGATGGGAGCGCCTCATTCGCCCGGGTGTACTCCCGCGCTCCGTCGAACATCGCGCCGGCGGTGCGGGTCGGGTTCAGTTCAATCATGGCTGCTCCAAGGCTTCAAGGGCCAGTTGTGAGGCAGCCCCGGGCGGGGTGTCACTTGCAATCTGCATACGACCTCCCACTGTGCACTTCACACGCCACCGGCAACACCACGCGGCACCACTCGGGGGCCAGCGACAAACATTCCGTCATCCACTTCTTGACCTCCGGCGCGCGCTCGATGCTGGGAACACACACAGCCTCGTCGTGCGCCGACAGCTTGACTGGCTCCACTGTGTGGATGCGCGCTGTCTGCCACATGACCACGTGCCGCGACAGATGCTGGCACAGGTTCTCCACCACCTTGGGGCCGTAGATGCGCACGCGCGCAGCGCCCATGAGGTACGTCCAGTCACCGGTGGCCACGTCCAGCTGCAAGTCCTTGTACACCACGCCCGGTTCGCCGCCGCGAGAGAAGCCCCCGTTGACGGTGAAGCACCAGCCGTTCACGTCCACAGGCACCATGGAGCACCCGTTGGCGATGTCTGGCAACACCGTGCCTTGGCAGTAGTTCCACAGCTGAACGACCTTGTGGTGCTTGGCGCGGTACAGCGACACGATGCGCTGCGCCTCATTGTTGCTGATGGCGGTGAGCCCGGACGTGGGGTCACTGAGCACCTGCTGCCGCACCATCTCCTGAAAGCGCTCAGCACCGGCGCCGTACTGCAGCGACAACATGGCGATCTTGCCCAGCTGCCGCGAGGCTTTGTCGGCCTTGGTGATGGTGCGGCCAAACAGGTCAGACGCGAAATCGCAGTAGAGGTCGATGCCTTTGCGCAGTTTGTCCAGCACGTCCCACTGGCCCGCGGCGGCCATGACCATGCGCAGTTCGATGTTGGACGAGTCGCCCGCCATGACCACATGCGCGTAGGGCGCAACGATAGCCTCCCGCAGCCCGGCGCTGGGCCCACGCGCCGGAATGTTCTGCCAGTTCATCTGGTTGCCGCCCGAGTGCCGGCCGGTGGTCTTGGCGCCCCAGAAGTTGAGGTACACAGGCATCGGCCCGTGCTGCGCCGCGGCGATGTACCGCAGTGTGCGGGTCTCGGCGATCGTGGTCTTGACCCCCAGCCGCGCGGCGACCAGCGCCTGCACGTCGAGCAGATCATGGTCCAGCAGGTCGGTGAACGCCTTGTCGCTCTTGGCGAACGCGTAGGTCTGCTTGCCCGTAATCGGGCTGACTTTCATAGGGGGGCTCACGCCCATGTTGCGCAGCGCACCGGCGAACTTCTCCGCTGACATCAAGTCCCCTCGGGCCACACCGCAGTTGTCCAGCAGGCGCTGCTTGCGCACCACCTCGTCTGCGTACAGCTGCTGCATGCGGGGCACGTCGCCGAGCAGCGCTGGCTCAGTGAACATGCGCACCGTCATGTCGATCAGCAGAAGCTCCAGAGGGGGAGCCCTGTGCAGAAACGTCTTGATGATGCGGGCGCACAGCCACGTGTCGTGCTTGCAGTAGGCTTGGTACGCAGCTAATTCCGTGGGATTAGCGAGGAACCATGCGCGGCTCTTGCCCCGCGCGTTGCCGACTTCAGTGCCCTTGTCCGGCAGCCCGAGCGCCTTGGCCATGAACGCCAGCGAGTGCGACTTGAGCCACGGCATGAACATGCGTCCAAGCGACAGCGAGTCGAGCCACATCTTGGGCTTGATGCCCAAGCGCTGCGTCATGATGAACCCGTCGAACAGGGTGTTGTGCGCGGCGACCCAGCACTTGCTCCACGGGTACGCGTTCTGGAACGCGGCGATCGACGTCGGGGCGTTGAGGTCGATGTCGTGGAACTTGAAGTTCAGGTCGTCGTCCATCACACACACGGTGATGATCTCGAACCGCGGGTCCTGCACGTACCCGTCGGTCGTCAGCTTGGACAGCGAGAAGTCCGTATCGTAGAACGACTCGAAGTCGATTGTGAGGGTTTTCACGCGTCAGTCCCGAGCTTCCTGCGCCACAAACGCCTTGGCGGGCGTGCGGCGAATGTTGCGCACCAGCTGCCTGCAGCGGGCGGCGTCAATGCCTTTGGGGAACTGGTACATCGTGCGCCCCAGTCGTATGGCTGTGGGCTTTCCGTGGCCCGTCTCCGGCGTCGCGGCTCCGATTGCTGCGAGCAATTGCGCGCGGCTGTGCACCGTGTGCACGTCCCATGTATTCGAGGTCATCGCGTTTTTCCTTGATCAGTTTGCGCGCGAACGCACGGCTGTTGAGTAGGGCCCGTCGGTCTGACGGGGTTAGTCCAGTAAGTAGAGCAATTGTAGTGCCGTCGCGAGATAGAGTCCATCTCAAGTGGTCGCTTTTGGTCTGTTCCACACGCAGTATTGTGAAGCCATCGGACTCCAGAATCTTTGTAAGCTCTTGCTCAAATTTCTTCGCCGTCATCGCTTGCCTCCACGCTTCGCGGCGAGGTACACCGCGGACTTGGTTAGATAAAATTTCTCCGCCAGCGCCTGCCACGTGGCCGTCTTGTTTCTGAGGGCCTTGGCTATCTGCGCGTCGCGAACAAACACGTTCACGCGCCGGCGCACCGTCTCGACGAAGTTCTTGTTGCGCGGCTTGGCCGAGCAGAACACCGCTGCATGGATTTCCACCGTCGCGAAACGGTGCTCGTTGAAGCACAGCCTCTTGCGAGTTGTCGTACAGGTCCCCTCGCTGTGCCGGGTCTCCAGCACGCTACTGGCCGCGCCGCACCGTGGGCAGTTCACGGCGCACCCCCCGTCGCCTTTGCAATGGCTGCGCGGGCTTGCCATGCTTGCCAACGCAGAGCGTGTGAGTCGGCGTGACGCCATTCCTCGTGATCTGAGGAAAACTGTTCCCACCACGCTTCAAACGCCTCACGCTCACTCAGCGGCTGTTGTGCTGGTGTTTTCATAATTCTACCTGTGCTGGGTCAAAGGTTGCCGCTGCGATGTTGGCCATGCCAAGGTACTGGAGCGCTTTGGTGAGCGTCCTGTCGCCGTTGGTGTCAATGAGCACCTTTGCTCGAAACTCTGCCAGCGTGCCGAAGAAGCAGCCACTGCGGACCCGGATAGCGTCTACATGGTTGAAGAAGTACGTGGTGCGCGCCGTAGTGCCTGCCCCTGCAATAGCCAGGAACGGATACCCTGGCTGCGCTTCGTACCCCTCGAAGCAGCACCGTTTACCGAAGCTGCACCACTCACCGAAGCTGCACCACTCACCGAAGCGGCACCCATCACCGAAGCTGCACCCAGCACCAAAGCTGCTACCCGCACCGAAGCGATAGTCTGCACCGAAGCGGCACCATTCACCGAAGCAGCACACCGAACCGTATACACGGATGCATGTGTAGTCCCCTGTCGGGCACTGCCGAACGCGATCAACGATTGGTAAGGCATCGAACTCTGCTTGTGTATATTTTTTCATGTCGTATTCCTAAGCGTGGGTGGTCACAGGCCCAGCTCCAGTTGAGGCTCAGCCGCGACCTCGCAGTCCAGCGCGCTCTGCGCTTCCTCGGTGGCGTACTCCTCCCCGAAGATGCCCCAGCACGAGTCCAGCTGGTCGCGCCCGATCTCGTCGCCGGCCTCGTCGCGCTCGATGCGATCGATGGTGAAGCCGTACACCTCGCCGCGCAGATACATGGCAAACTCTTCGACCACGCCGTCGATGTAGTGGTGGACCTTGTCGCGCTGCTGCGGTGACAGGCGCTTGTTGCCCCACTCTTTGAGTGCGTCTTTGGCTGTCATGTAGGCCCAGCCGCTGCGCCCGCTGTCCCAGCCGCAGTGGTACGGGTTCTCGCGCAGTCGCGCCTTGGTGTCGCCGCGCAGCTTGGTGCCGGTGCTGATGGTCGAGCCGCTGTGGACGTAGGCCCACACCGGCACGCCGACCAGCACGCCAGCCTCGATGTCTTGCCCGATCTGGTCGAGCTCGTCGTCGGTGCAGGGCTGGCTGCCCAGCGTGGTTCGTGCGCTGCCGCGGTAGGCGATCTTGACGATGTCGCTCTCGGGCGGCTCCGCGTCGTCGTCGTAGTGGATGACGGCGACGATGTCGGGATTCGAGCTGGCAAGCTCTTTGACTTTGTACATGTTGAACTCCTAGTTGGTGCCCCAGTTGGGGCGGGTTGAGGGTCAGGCTGCCCAGTCGTCCCAGCTGTCAAGCTCTTCGTACTGCTGCCAGAAATGCGAGGCCTCCACCCACGCCACGACGTGGGAGTTGGCGTTGTGGAGGTCCCCGGTCCTGCGCTCGTATTGAACGCACAGGCCGTTG